GGTTGAATCCGGATTGACCGGGTCGACGATAGTGATGTCAATTGGATTCCATTTTACTCTTCCCGGATAATTAAACTCATAGTTCAAAAACTGGTGTGGCGTGACCTCCACATTATAGCTCGGCTTCTTCACGCTCTTTACCACGAACTGGGGTACGCCTGTCCAATAGAGAAGCCATCTAAACTTCCTCTTTGGCTCAACCTGTCTTTCACTCCAAAATGCCATTATATTAAGTCTCCTATTAGTATATATTACTTTCTTTGTTTTTTTGGCGATTATTAGTCGTCAAAAGAGGCGCCTGATCGCGTTATAACGAAATCAACCGCGATAAACTCAATGGCTCTAGCTGGCTTCAAGAAGATCTTTGCGTACATGACATTTCTATCGACAAGATCTGGAGTTGTTGTTGTTTTATCCAACACAACCTTAAAGTCAGTTAAACCAAGTCTAGTCTTTACTCCTTCTAGGAAAGGCACAACTTGGCCGGTAAACCGGGCCCATGTTGCCGGCACGTTCTGGTCAAATAGAAGACCATTAGCGATTCTTGACACTTCTTTCTTCACGAAAATCAAGAGCCGGCGTACATTAATTCTATCAAGTGCAGAAGGTGTCATCTGCAAGGTCTTTTGACCAAACACCACTAGGCCTTCTGAAACAAATGAGGCGATTGGGTTAATATTAGCCTCGTAAAGTGTGTCTCTATCTGCTGAAAGTAGCTGCTCCGAAGCCTGCAAGACCGGGAGGCCAGCGTTGCCCTCGTTTAAGCCGCCGCGATTGAACCCAGCGGGAGCAAACCAAACTTCGTCTCTCTGTTCTGTATAACCCATAACACCAAGGGCAACAACCGAAGGGGGGGCCCAAACATCGCGCGCGTTGATGCTATCCCTAACCTTAACCCATGGGTAATATGCAGCACCATAGCTTGAATTTAGCTGGCGTGCTATAAGTGCCTTGGCACTCTTCGCTGGGGTAGTGTTATTCACCCTGTCTTGAAAGTTTGCGCAGCGTTTCTGGGATGGCGGAATATACACATCCGGAAGATCGATAATTGCAAGCGAATCTGCTCTAGATTCACACGTCTGTACGAGCTTTTTTGTCAAGGAGGTGTTAGTGATGCCGGGCATCACAGCTAGGTTCATCTCTAATGCCTCCGGGTCCTTGATTAGTTCAATCGCCCTATCAATGCTCGCATGCGCATAGCTGTTTCTAGTCGTGCTGTCTGGACCGACACAGTTTGAGCGCACGCTCATATTGAATGGGTCGGCTTCTTGGACATTTACACCGTCAAAACCACCGTGCATTGGCATCGAAAAGCTATCAACAATTTCTAGCAATGCAGAAGATGATAACTGAGTTGGGACACCACTAGCAACTCGCGAGGCTTCTAACTGCGAGGTGAAAGCCATGCGGCCGCCGTCAGTGAAGAATCCACTCGCCGCGGCGGCTCCCCCATTAATTTTTACGTCGGTAAGGTTAGAGGTAATAGCCTTATTGCCTATATCGCCGCCGATGACCTGAGTTAATGTCAGTGTCGCGGTATCCCGTTCAACGGTAATGCGTGAAGGGCCATGGCCAGCGGAATGTGCAATGCAGGCGGCAAGGGAGGTTGCGGCTGCCGTGGCTGTATCTGCCCGGTTGAATTTTCTTTCGGCCAAGACCTCGCTCCCATGGGCAGTATAGACCAGGCTTGTGCCATCCGAAGACACAATGGTGATCAAGCGACCCGGGTCGGGGGCAGCCACAAAAAGGATGGTTGCAGTGGCTTTTACGGCGCGGTGGGAACCGCTGAGAAAGACAACCTCTGTTGGCTTAAAACTGGACATATCATTCGATAAGTTTGTGGTACCTGTAATGTAAACCTCGTCTAGGGAAAAGTTGTATGAATGCTTGCCTGTCGAGGCGATGCCGCTGATCTGTTCATCCAAGACGGCGCTGCTATTCCACGTCCCCAGGCGCCTGAGGTAGTCCCGGCTGCCCTTATTGGGCGAAGAATAGTTTAAAATGCCAGCGCTGTGAGCTGTCGATGTTTTCATGTTGTATTCAGCACTACCCATAACATACTTAGAGTTCAATGATGGCGACTTGGAGCCGCTTACAACATGCGGTACAGTTGGCCAATTAAGTACAATAGACGTTTGAGCGAGGTCAAATGCAATTATATTTTTAACCCATGAGGCGCCTCCGGCGAAGGACCCAGTACCACTGGTGGCGCTAATGCTCGTTGGCTTGGGGACAATTGGCCCCAGGTACCCAAAAGGAACCGACTTTGGATCTGACGGCCCATTTTCTCCAACTTCGTTGGCCATTTCAACTCTAACATAGCTAGATTGGTTTGGATAGTTTCCATACACTTTGTTTCTTTTCTGTACTCCATCCCACTCAAAATATTGATCGCCAATGCGACGGGCGATAAAATCATTCGAGTTCGGATTTAAGTTGAGATTCTCATAGCTATCGACAATATAAATTCGATTACCGCGCTTCTGCTCAACAACAACGTCAAACCGCCCAAATAGAGATGGGCTTCCAGGATTAGCGATTTTAATATTCTCAATCCTGACGTTGATGTCCATTCCTTGTTCGCCTTCTTGGATTGCTATAAACCTGAAAAGCTTTTCGAGGTCTTCTACATTATAACTTGCAGCTGCTCCATTATATTGAGGAATTACCCAACCTGAGCGGGCCGCGGCTAACTGATGCTTAACACTCTTAAAGTTTTCCATGCCGTCTGTTAATTTTGCGGCGAAGACACAAAGGGTCGAGGAAGGATTTTCTCTAACAATCTTCTCGTATTCCTCTTCGAATGTCTCGCCTAACCAATAGTATTCCCCGAGAGAGGCAGATGGAGGCTGAATTATGCTGGAGTTCGTGGCTACAGGATTAGTGTTAAGAATATCTCTTATCTGATTCTTTCCTTCTCTGAAGGACACTTTCTTTATTGCTGTCTTAGACCCATTCGACACAGAAATGTCGAATGCGTGATCAACGATTTTGACAGCCTTAGTTTCTGCGCCGGCGGCTTTGGCGCGGCTAGTGATTATTTCACTATTGACTGTTGCTGTGCCTTTTACACCAAATTCAAAACTAGCGTTATCCGTATAAGCAATAGCACATAAAGTCGCGTTCTGTGCGGCGGCGGTACCTGAAACCGCGACGAAAAGACCATAGGCATCTTCAACGTCCCAGCCGGCCTCGGCGCCGGATTGAACATCATCACCTTGGACACCTGCTAGTCTTATGACAGTCACAGGAGAGTTTATGTCTGCTTTGAGATAGGCCTGGGCCGCAAGTGGTGCATAAGACGGAGCAAGAAGACCATTGCCTTCTCTCCATGGGTCTTCACCCTCATTACCAGGCAGAGGCTCGCCGAAGACTTCAACAAACTCCTGGAATGAGCTAACCTTTACAGGTTTCATCGCTGGTCCTCTTCTTGTGCGGCCGATGATGACCGGTCCAACACCACCAGGAACCTTTGGTAGCTGACTATTATCAATCTCGCTCAGGAAAACTCCGGGCGAGACAAACTTAAATTTCTTTGCAGACATATTAACTAATCTCCTTAAATCAGGCTCTTTCGAAAAAGTAAAATATTACTTTAATAAATAGTTTTAGGTTCTTTCAAAAGAATAAAAGAAAGGAAAAGAAGGTCCCGGCCAAAGCCGGGACCAAGTAGGGGGGAATTATACAGGGAGGAGATTACTGCTTGATGTACTTGACAACAACTTCGTCTTCAGAAGCAAGACTATTAGTGCCCTTAAGGGAAATAACCTTGCTGCCAGTTCCACTTAAGCCATAGTCAACGCCCTGAGTCTGCAGTAGACCATTGAAGAATACCATAACAGAGCCAGTAGAAGCTGGGGTCTCATTCATGACAAGCGGCCCGCTGCCGGATACTGCAATGGAACCAGTCAGAGTGAAAACATCCTGGCGACTCTTGACGCTGAATACGCCTGCGGTGGCCTGGAGACCTGCACCTGCTGCGGCTGAAACAACGTCTGCCAATGATTCAACTTTTGCGTCGCCAGTAGCGCCGCCATCAAGAAAAACCATGTGATCAGCCGAGACATCAACTGCTGCGGCACTAAGGAGGCCGAGGCCATCCATGATCAAGTTGTCAACGCCAATCTTCTTTAGAGTTCCACCATCACTGATGAGAAGTTCGTCTGCCGCGGCAAGACCGTCAGCAGCCAATTCTGTCTGGCCAGAAATGACATTATCATTAAGCATTGAACCTTCAACTGCATCAGCAGCAATGGTCAATGCACCGCCTGCAGCAACTGTTGCGTCGCCACTAACATTGCCGAAGATTGAGTCCTCAAGATTTGAGAAGGTAATCTTCTTCAAAGTGCCGGCATCAGAGAACAATAGCTCGTCTGCCTGGGCTGCGGCAGCGCTGCCGAGAGCACTTTGTCCGGAGATAACATTATCGTTAAGCATTCCGCTCTCAACTGCATCAGCAGCGATAGTTAAAGCACCACCATCAGCTACAGTTGCATCTCCTGAAACTACGCCAAAGAAGTGGTCACGTATACTATCTACGCCAACCTTCTTCAGTGTGCCACCGTCACTAATCATCAATTCGTCTGCGTCAGCAATGTCAGCATGAGCCAGCTCTGTTTGGCCGGAAATAACGTTATCGTTAAGCATTGAACCTTCAACTGCATCAGCAGCGATGGTTACAACACCAGCATTTGACATCGTGACGTCACCCGAGAGTGCGAAAGAACTATAGTCAGTTCCGTCTGCAATCATGATGTGTGTGTCGGTTGCAGCTAAAGAATCATCAAAGATGCTCATCTTAGCTGGGGTGACTGCATCGTCTGCAATATATGCAGTTGCGATTGCTGTACCGTTCCAAACACCAGTTGCGATAGTGCCAACTGAAGTCAAGCTTGATGCAACAACATTACTACCGAGAGTGGTAGCATTAAGTACCGAGGTTCCTGCTATAGCGTAATCACCAGTAGTAGCGATATCGAAGCCGGAACCAACAGCGTTAGAACCACTTACTCTGACGCGGCCGCCGTCTGCTGCTACAGTAAGGCTAACATCATTACTGCGAACAGAGCCGGAGATGTAAATACCTGCGTTAGCGTTGCTAGCTCTTGTGCCTGCAGATCCAGAGCCGCGGGCGATCTCAATCAAACTATCCTCGACCAATAGGTGAGTTGTATCGATAGTTGTTGTGCTACCCTGAACAGTAAGATTACCGGCAATAGTTACACCAGCGTCAGTAATCGTCAACTCTTCGTTGTTGTTGGCGAAGAAAGAGATCTGGTTAACAGTGCCAAAGTCAATCTTAGTCTGGTCATCTTCACCAATCTTGATATCAGTCGCCAAAAGCGATGTGATGTTGGTTTGTGCTGCTGCCATAGTGACTGCACCGCCGGCTGCGATAGTTGCATCGCCTGAGACGTCTGCGAAGACCGCATCCTGCAAGTTTGAGAACGTAATCTTCTTCTCAGTGCCGTTATCGGAGAATGCGAAGTGATCTTGTGTCTGGTGGAGGCCTGCGCCGCCAAGAGCCGATAGTTCATCAATATCGAGCGATAGAACACCGCTAGATACGCCGATACCGGCGCCGGCCATAGCAGTAGCTACGTCTGCCAAAGATTCAATCTTAGCATCACCTGTGGCTCCTCCGTCAAGGAATACCATGTGGTCAGCGGAGACGTCAATAGCGGCTGCGCTAAGAAGACCTAGACCATCCATCACAAAGTTGTCGACGCCAATCTTCTTTAGTGTACCACCATCACTGATGAGTAGTTCATCTGCGGCAGCGAGACCATCTGCTGCTAGCTCTGTTTGACCAGAGATGACGTTGTCATTAAGCATTGAACCTTCAACAGCGTCCGCTGCAATGGTCAAAGCGCCGCCTGCTGCGACAGTTGCGTCGCCGGATACATTGCCGAAGATTGCGTCCTCGAGATCACTAAAAGTAATCTTTCTTGGGGCATCGTCTGACTCACTGACGTCTGCAAAAGCAAAAACGTCAAGCTGTGCAATCGAGGCCGCTCCCAAGCCTGCAAGATCTAGCATCAATGCAGACTTTCCGTCTGCGGAACCTGACAAACCACCTGATCCTGAAAGGGCGATCTGTCTTGCTGAAATTGTTAATCGTTTAGCCACGGCTGAACCTCCTGAGCTAACTAGCATCCCCGAAACGGAGAAGAGTGAGCCTTCATTTGTTGTTGTTATAGTAACATTACCAACTGAACCGTCTGTATCATTCTCTAAACTAACTGTGCTGCCTGAACGCGATGCGGTAATCCCAAGGACAGACGCATTGATCATCTCTTTAATAGCCTCAGCAATGTTTGCTGTGCTAAGAGAAGCATCGGAGCCGGAGCCGGCTACAGTACCCTGTCTGAAAAAAATTGGCGTGCCAAAATTTTTGCCCCAAAACTGATCGTTGGTTGGTGAAGTACTGTGGTGGTTGTAGTAATTGATATTCGAATCAGTTGCCAAATATTCATCGTATCCCCACTTAAATGACTTCTTTCTTGCGTCAGTCGAAAGGCCGGTTGATACAGTACCATCGACAAATTTCATAGAGCACGCATTGCCAGCAAAGCCGGCTGTAGTGGCCATGAAAATTACCCAATTGCT